TAGCATCTCTACTTGGTACTATTGCTGCATTTTACATTTATTGCGTTTGGAGTTTAATTACATGACAGGTTTAGAACAAGCACGTTGGAACTTTTTTGCTCAACAATATATTAAAGATGTTGAGCAAAAAAGTTCCATCTTGCTTGTTCTAAACCTGTCATGTAACTAAACTCCAGACGCAATAAACGTAAAACGCTGCAATAGTGCCAAGTAGAGATGCTACAACAAACATCTCAATATCATCATGTGTTTGTAAGAAATATTTAATCTCAGTGAGAGTTCGCAAGATCGCGTATTTCATCTTCAATATCCTCTGCATAAACATCACCTTCTGTTTCGTCCACTACGTCTTCAAAATAAACTCGTTCACTTTCTGCTTCTACTTCAAATGTTGCACACCCAAAGTCAAACATTTCAGCAGCTTTGATACATGCTTCATCTTCGTCCTCTGCTTCAATATCATCAAGTGTCATAGATACGTGTACTGTATATTTCATCGTCTTTTTCCTGTTGCTGAGTCGGACGCTTCCTTTGAAGAAAGTACGACAAGGTTGCCTTTGTTGTATGCCTGACCGACAAAAACTCCTTGACCAGAATACCTAGACTTACCGCGCACAAAACCGTTGCCTACACGATCAGATGTCGGTAGTGTCTCAGATACAGAGTAGTCTGGAAGTGGGGCACGATATTTAGGTTGAGATTTTAGCTGTGTGGGATGAACACCCATACGACGAAGCCAATTATCATGATACTCAAGTTTCTGCTGTCTCTTCATACATATCTCCTATATTTAATAAATAATACTAAATATAGAAGCATTTAGCAAGTTACCAGTTTCTTTTGTAACTAGGTTGTTCCCAATCAGATACATCAAAATTAACTTTATCGCCTACTGCTATAATACAAGCTGTGTTGTCTAAGTGAAGTTCTACAATTAGCCAATATGACGTGTTTTGGTTATAATAAAAAACATACGGCAAAGAGTACATATTATCCCCTATACGCGCATTACCTTCCATGGTCATCAAAGGAGACAAATCATCTGCTTCAGCCCTAGCAGCAACTTCTTGATAGCTTGCGCACTGTATTGGTTTTTCTGCCCATTTTGGTTCAGCGAAAGCTATATTTGAAATTACAATAACACTGATGCTAATAAAAAATGCAACTAGTAGTTGAAATCCAAATTTATCTATTTTTCTAAAAGGTTCGTTTTTCATAGTCTAAGCTCCTCATAATCTCGTAAGCAGTCAACATATTTCCCGTCAATGTCAGGAGTGAAAAGAGCAACTGCAATGTTACGAGCACGAGCAACTTTTTCCCAGTTTTGATCACAGAATATAGCAATTCTATTTCCGTGTGCAGGATTAGTGTGATATAACTCTGATTTATCTATTTGATAATAAGTTAAGTCACTAAAAACTTTTTTAGCAAGAGTAGTGTTTATATGAAATGTAGTATTCGGTTGAGCGAACAAAGCGGCTAGATAGAAGGTTTCTGGGAAGAAACCGGAGTCTTTTGTCCACTCCCAAGTGTGTTTACTATACAGGGTGTGAATAGCTTCCATCAAAGTAGCATCGCCAAGACGGTCTATATCACCCATACGTAGTTGAGCTTCAATAATTTGATGCCCAATTATTTCAATATTTACAATACCAGTGTACTCCTCAAGGTTCTCCTCTAGCCAATTATAAATTGTTCTATGAACCTCTTCTGGTAGGTCTTGTTGTAATGACCAAAAGTCAAACGCACCATGCTGAAGCTTTTCACCATAAAAAGCAAAATATTCTGTTGGTACACCTCTGCACATCACATAGTCAACAGAATAATGATCACCCATTGCATAAGACGACCAAAATAAACCAGGATCTTTCACTTTAGCATAGTCTTCAGGATTATGACAAACTTGTGATTTTACGGAACCACCCATCAAATTAATAATAGGTTTAACACAAACAGGGTAAGTAGAGGGAGTAGTGCCTATTGGACCGTAAGGTACGTTCAGTGTCTCACACAAATCCATCTTGTTGTATATCCAACGGAACTCAGTATAATACTCCCAAGCTACCTCGTCAGTAGTAGGAATTACTGTGTCATCATCAGAGACTCCCTCGTAGACAGCTGGCATTTGTTTAACTGGGTTATAACTATCCCAAGTCATCTTTTTCTCCTATTAAGTTCGGAACGCCTATGAGTTTTTCTTTTTCAATAATCTCAATACACATGTTAGTAATTGTAATATCTTTTTCTAAAAAGAACATTTTCTGTTTGAGTTTTTCTAACTCTTGTTGATAAAACTGTAGTTCACGTTCTTTTTGTAGTTTATGTTCTATAATGTCTGAAAGTAAGATTATATTATCTTTCAAAATTGCACCGCCGGTGACCAAAAAGTTGTACGTCCATCATCTAGTTTGATTCTCTCAACTGGATGTCCGTAAATATCTTGTTTTTGGTTATAAACCATTACATGACCTCCCCGCGCTTCAACTATTTCGTCAGGATGTGATGCAAACCGTGTATACTTGCCATGATTATTATATAGATCACTATAATTACGGATAGTTGCGCCGCCAGACTCATACGATGCTGCCAATACTTTGCAAATTGCGTAATAAAGTTTTTCAAGTTCTTCTTCATCTAAACTTCCCATCGTGCGGTGCGGAGCTATACCAGCTAAAAACAGTGATTCTGATTTATAGATATTACCTACACCAGAAATTTTCTTTTGATCCATTAACCATTTGACCACTGAATAGGCGGGATGACTTCGTGCGCGGGTATTAAATTCGTCAAGAGTACAAGGATTATTAAGCATATCAGGTCCGATTGATCTAAGTTTTGCTTGTAAATCCGCTTCTTTATGAACAAACTTAATAGTCCCAAAATTACGCATATCGTTGTAGTAGATAGATGAATCATCATCAAAGTATAGAGCAAATCGAGTATGTTTGGAAGGTTTTAGTTTAAAGTTACCTGTCATTCCTAGGGTAGTATACATGTAGCAAATTGGAAACATATCTCCAAATTCCCACCAGATAAATTTACCCTTATTAAACACACCTTTAACAGGTAGACTTTGTTCCTCTAAAGCAATATAAAAGTCAGCGAAACCGTCTGGAAGCTTTTTAGTGTATCTTCCTGATATAATATTCATATTTACAAGTTTTTTACCGCGAACTGCTCTATCAACTTGTTTAGCGGTGCGAGTACACTCTGGTCCTTCAGGCATTATATTCCCTCACTGTTTAGCGGTTTACATACCCACTCAATAGTATCCCAGTTGCCATCAGCTGGAATTGATGCATACACTTCTAGTAGACGCTCACACTTATATTGAGCCATAGGCGGGTCATAGCGATGTATTTCTTGTGTATAACACTGGCCCTTTAAACAAGTTGTTAAGTAAACTGCCCACAAAAATTCCATTAGTTAAACTTACTCCATAATTTATGCAAAAGATAAAACCAAACACTATTGATAGCAGGTTCTATAATAGCAACTGCACCTGCTTCCCAGATGCTTGCACCTGTTATTATACTTACAACACACATAGCAATCAATACATGTCCAAAAAAGAAGATGATAGCAAGAGTCAAGCTCCCGCTAGTCATCAACCTTTTAGTCGTATTAAGCATACCGTTTTTAAACTCAGTCATTACCGCATCTTTAAATTAGCTTGACGTGGAAAACCCCATACATCAATAGCAGGAACGCGAATCATGCGCTCTTTTGTATTCTTTTTGTCAGGGTTTTTTACAGTAAGCATTACGTTTTTACCACGACGCCATGCTTTAACTTGGTTATTAAGACGAGCATCTGAGGTTAGATATTCACGACGAAGAGCATTTAACACAGAACGTGTTACATTAGGACGCTCACCTTTAGACACATAATGTTTGCCAGAACTTTTCTTACCCATTGCTTTTCTCCTTGATTAAAATATAACTTAATATAGTATATTTTTAAGCACTTAACAAGTTCTAACTGATTTTAGAAAGGATATGTTCTACATAAATTTCAGCGGTTTTATAATCAAAATGATAAGCATCTCTACCAGTATCTACAATGGAGGTTTGAAACAAATTAATATCTTCTGGTAGTTCATACGAAAGAGATTGATGTGTGATAAGTAAGTTAATTATTTTGCAGGATAAGTTAATTTTGTTTACCTCTCTATAACAATCAAGAAACAAATTATAATCCTGCAAAGGATCAAGATTTTCATCATACTGTAACATGTGCCAAGGGTCTTTGTGTCTCCTGTGGAAAAAAGACCACATTGGAATGATTATCTTTGATTCATAGTTATTTAATATCTGTAAGCAGACTTTTCTGATAAGTTGATTAGATGCACCATCAAAGCCTAATTTAATACACCTTTTACCTAATTTATGTTGCAAAATAAAGGGCCAAGTGTGTTCATAGGGAACTCCAATTCCTGTAGTAAAACTATCTCCTACACACCAGATAACATCCGATAAATCAGTAGGCCACTCATCATCTCTGAACCCTCTTGAGTTAAACTTATAAGATATCGGATAATTATATGTAAGAAACTTTTCTATAGTTTTATTATTAGTGTGCCGTAAATCGTCTATTCCCATAAAATGAACAGACTTACCGAATGTAGAATTTAATCTAGGATAATTAAGATAATCCAAAGTAATCATCCTCTCTCCGACACATTAATTTTAGTTCAGTTCTTGAAATTTTTTCAAAATGGTTTGAGTTCTGATTATTATAAAAATCTAATAGTTCGTCAAAATTTGATACTACATCAATCTTTTCAGATAAGGTAAATTTTTTACGAGGAAAAGTGAAAGGGTAATCAGGATATTTATTTTCAAGCTCCTCTTTGAGTTCATCAAATTTTTGATAATTTAAGCCAGGACTGGCTCCGTGCCTATCTATATTAAAAACATTTTTATTCATTTCTTGAAAAGAAAAAGGTAAATTCTCAGTAAAACCAAATATCATATTAAGCACTTGATCAGTATTAAATATCAAATCAGAATGATCAATATAAACGACATTTGAAAAATTAGTATCAACCCAGCTATAATGATTCTCTAGTCTAAATAGTTGTTTAGCAAAAGTATCTAATGAAATAGATTCCTTGTTAGTTTTTTCTTTGATGTATTTAAACTGCTTATTATCATATACATTTAAAGGATGTTCAAAATGTTGTCTGATTGCCAAACTAAGAGCAGTTTCAAAACTACAACGTCTAACACAAAATTTATTTTGAAAAAACATATTACACGCTTTTAAAAAATAATGATGAGGCTCGTTTACTTCTACTAATCTATATTGTGATAATCTAGCGACAATTGATGTTTGACGAGAAGTTAATTTTATAAGAAGTCTTGAAAAACTGTCATCAAAATGATTAATCAACTCATGAAAATTGACAGTTTCATAACCATGTGCATTTAAGTATAGGGTTGATAATCTTTGAAAATAGGTGCTAGATACAGAGTCAGCGGTAAGTATTAAAACTCTCTTAAGTGGTAGTAGGTAAGGAGACATCACTTATCATAACAGCATAATTTGAAGAAACAGTCGAGTTTTGACGAAGCTCCAGGAAAGAACTGATAAAATCACCAGCTTCATAGACATTCTTACACTTAACACATTCAACAATATCAAGTGGTTCAATTTTGCCAGCTTGAAACCAAACTTCTTCTTCAGTTGAGCATAAAGGGCAACTAGTTCTCGCCCTGTGAGGTTTGTACATTTTTTAATTTTTCATAATATAAATTTACACTATGATCAAAGACACCATCAAATGGTTGACCTTTTTTCAAGGCTCTCCAGCGACCTCTATATTTATCCTTAGTACGCTGCCAAAGTGTCATTTTTCTAATGTTGCCATAGTGATTTATATAAACTAAGTCACCACTATGTCTAAAGCGTATTGGAAAAGGTATGGACGTTACAACATCATTGTTATTTACAAAACGATAGTGTTTAACACCGTCCTTTTTCATTTCCTTGACGAAATCTCTATTACCTACACGGGGGGAACCGAAAGTGTAAAGTTCGTTGGCGTCTAACCGACTTGCCATAATAGTAGCTAATGCAGCTCCAAGTGAGTGACCCGTACACGTAATCGTTGCATCATCAAGTTTTTGTTCATCTATCCAATGAACAATATTATCATATACTTTATCTAAAGCTTGTGCAAACCCAAAATGAACTAAACCCTTTTCTCGTGCTGGTTTTCTCCAGGCTTTTGCGTCAGCTAAAATATCCTTCGCTTGGTTAGGTTCAGTTCCTCTAAATGCGATGAAAATTTCTGTTGACTTGTGTTTACGACAGGTAAAAGCTTGAGTTCCATCAGTGTCAAACCAAGCCCAACTATCGTATCCATTATCACGCATCCATGCTTCAACACCGCTGTAGTTGTCATATACCTTTTGAGACATCTCTGCTGTTAAAACAGCTTTAGATAAGTTCATTAAAAACTCCTTAATTTAAATTGTTTTGAATACTGCGACTTGAGCAGGAACTCCCTCAATATGGTAAATCTTCTCTAATCGCATCAATTCTTCTTTTTCTAAATCTTCAGTTGCGACTCTAACTCCATTTTGTTTGGGATCATTCTCATGCCAATCATCATACACTAACACTTTCGCTCCAAGCTCTATCGCCATACGCGTATCAGCAACAACTCCTTCATGTGAGTGATCTCCATCAATAAAAGCCATATCAAAAGATTTGCCTTGTAATAGTGGTTTTGCTTCTTTACTATCGGATGCGTAGAACTTAAATCTATCACCACCGTACCTCGCCTGAACTGTTTGAGCCGCTGGAACCGTTGCGTGATGATTACAAATATCTACAGAAGTAAGAACAACACTTTGTGTCTTGTCCCATTCTAACCACATTGAAGCCGAACACCCAATATTAAAACCTATTTCAAGTATTGATTTGATTTCATAAGTTTCATAAATGCCCTCAACGATATGTCTAAAAATTTCTGGGTCATTACCGTCACAACCCCAGTAACCTTCGGGTGACTTATGATGATTCCGTATGTAGTCTAACCAACTCAATTATTTTTTCTTCTTCTTTGATTTTAAGATAGCAGCCTGAAGCGCAGGCGGAAGTTTCTTTTGAGCAGGTGTCAAACCATTTGAAAACTTATCAGCTTTACGATTCATTTTACCGCCTTTGCCAATCTTTTTCGGATCTTCGCGATCAACCATAACACGTTTGTTTTCTTTATGCATTTCTATTTCCTTTTCTAGCTTTTGTTAATAATTCTAAATCCTGTTGTATTAGGATTGGTACAGGAGTAGAGTGACCTTTGAACATCGGGTGACTAAACAACCATTCTTCTTCAGGTCTAGTGTCATTCATACGTTCCATTATTTTTTTGAGTATTCTACCGCTAGAGTTTTTATGAATATAAATTCTAGCTACATAATCTTCAAGAGGTAAAATCTTACCCTTCCAAGTTTGAACGTCTATCTTTTGTTTACGCCAGTATGCCCCACTCCAGGGGCATACTGAAACTATTGAGACAAAATAAGAAGACCAGTCAACGTTACTTACGCTTACCGCCTCTGTTTCCACCTCTTTTTCCACCTTTTTTCATAGCCATCATTTTCTCCTCTTTATATCGCTCCAACTTTTTTCATATTGTGAGCGATGCTCTATTATAATTTTACTGTAACTAGTGCTTACAGTTATTACATTGTTTTGTTCAGCATTTTTCGAAGACTCTAAAAAATTTAATATTTCATTTGAGTCTTTTGGTTTTATACCATAAAAACCTCTATAAATTTTTTCATCTACAGCTATTAAGC